ATCCTTGTTCTTGTGGTGTTGGTGCTTGTCCAGTTCCTATGTTACCACCCCCTGCTCCTGTAGGATCTGCTGGATTGGCTCCTGCTGGTGCTTGTTGTTGTGGTTGTTCTTGTTGAAACTGTTTCATTAACTCAGCTTGCAGTGCAGCTTCGTTCATATTATTAGTAACCTTTTCGGGATCAAGTTCAAGAGACTTAGCAATCTCCCTAATAATGTATTGAAACTTAGCAAATGGTGCAAGGGCAGGGCTAGATGCTATTTGCATGAATTGCATAAGTCTTTGACTACGTACTTCATTAGCCATTAGACTTTCTGTACCACGTGCCTTTACTTCTAAGTCTCCTTTAATATCTGGATCAAAGTCAAACTGCATATTAAATCTAAATAAACCCTCACCAAGAGGACGTAACAAATAGTCATCTATATTTTTAATTACATTTTTTATACTACCTTGAGCAGCACCCATAAGCATACTGATACCAGAAGCAGTACGGCCCACCCCCGACACCCCTGTTTGACCATGTGCAAAAGATGGGAATCCAGTTGATTCATCTGCTAATACCCTTGCTTTATCAAATAACTGTAAGTTTTCACTAGCAACATTTGGAAACTTCGTACCAAAGATAGCTTGTCCTGGTGCTCCACCCTGTCTCCTAAATACTTTCCCTGGGTATACTGTTAGGTCTTGGCCTGGAACTAAGTTAGTTTCATCTACCTCTATAAGAAGATTACCAGATAATACAGCATTGTCAACTGCCATTCTCATAAAACCATTCATAAGAGTTTGGGTATCATCCATATTTTCTGCAATGCCTACCCCAAAGAATGAGTATGGGTTTAATTCGTATGGTACAGCCATATAGGGAATACGGGCAGGTTTAAATGGATTCAAAACCATACGAAGTAGTTTACCATTACAAATCCATACATTTGCCTGTAGTTCGTCTATGTCTTGCATTTCAGGTGGTATATCTACACCTTGATTAATTAAATCATCAACCTCAACCATACCCCAATATTCAAGAACTTCAAAACGATATACCCCATGCTCTGGTGCATAGTCAGATAAATCATCTTCCCAATATTCTTTATTATAATTTTCTCCTAACTCAATAGCCTCATCAATTACAGTTGATCTAAAGTAAGGACGTTTTTTTAGTGACCGTAATTGAGAACGTGACATTTTATGTCGTTCTATTACATACTGAGCTTCATCTATATTATTTGCATCTGGATCAGGATAGAGATTCCAAACAGAAACATGAGATACTTGTGGCACAGTTTTAAATACAGGTGAGTATTCTCCTGTCTCATCATCCCAATTAGGATATTCTTTATCTGTTGCAAACGGACCTTTCATTACACCCGTTCCAAATAATGCCATTTCAAATGCAGTGCTACGTAAATGTTTACTTGCACTAGATTCTTCTAACTGATCATGTATTTTCTTTTGCATTTTTTTAGCTGCAATCATTGCAGGGCTAAAAGTAATTGCAGTTGGAGTTTGTCCTGCACCTTCTTGTACATTGTCAATTGATTCTAGTTTATCACGTAACTTTGGATTAAGTAATTCATTTAATGTTTTTGCTGTTGCACCTTTAGGAAAATCTCTACCATCTCCTTTAAATCCATACGGACTTATTACTTCATCTTTTTTGTCTTCTTTTAAATTATCAGGTGTGGCTGGATCAAAAGACACATCTTCTACTACACCTTCTGGAAGTTCTGTAGGATCAACTGTTAATGGAAACTTTTGACCAGCAAACAACACATCAACTATTTGACCATAAGCTGCTAGTGTTTTTGTTTTAGTAATCTTTATAAATACACGAGACTTTTCTGCTTCTGTAAATTGCACATCGGGGCTATAAATACCACGATAGTTACGATAGGCACGTAACCAACGTTCTTCATCTTGTTGTCTATAGTCCTCTGCCTTATTAAATTTTTCCATTATAAAAGGAATTATATTGGCAGTTTTATAATCTTCAGCACTAGATTCTTCTCTATCGTCAAGTACGATAGCATCATCTTCAATAAAACCTTCAGTATCTTCTGCCATTAGTTATCCTTCCAAGGCCCGTTTTCAAAAACGTTTGTCTGTTCACATCTAGGACAAAATTCGTACACACTACTATCATATATTGTCTCACATTTTAAACAAGTTTTTTTAGTATCCAAACACTGCATCTGCCACCTGCATACCTTGTTTTGGTACACCCATAGGATCATAATCAAATATACTAAACCGTGGTCTTGACATTATACCATAACGTAATGCATCGTACAAGTGATCTTCTGATGTAGTATCAATATCTTCAGGGTTTCTTTTATCAATAGGCAATGCAGGTAATTGTGATATTATATTAGTACAAGTATTAAAAAACACCAATCTAGGTTCTTCTGTAAACTCATCTACCTGCAAACGTCTATGCACTTCGTTCTTACCTGCTACCCTTGACCCCTTTGATCTATCTGATGGCCTCCATCTACAGCCTTTCATAATCATTTGTTCGGCAAGGCTAGGACCAGTATCACCACGATTATGCCAAAGAGAAGAGTCCAAAACTCCATATTTAATGTTCCCATCCCCCGACTCTAAATCTAACACCATATCGGCTAAATCTGTAGCAAGAACTTTACTTACATATAGTTCTCTGTAAACAATTAATTGTTCACTTGGAGATACAGCAAACCAAACTACACCTGATTTACTACCATAGCCATAATCACAAGCCCTAAATTTTACCCAATTACTAGGTATGTCGTAAGGCTCTACTACATGTATCTTTCTATCAAACTCTGTAAATGCTGCACCTTCTTTAATGTCCCAATCACCATCTAGTAGCTGCCTACGTTGTTGCTCTGGTAGTGACAAAAGCATTGCTTCATAGTCACCTTGTTGAGCTAGGTAAGGATTGTCGGTAAGACGGGCAGGTATAAACCTACGTTTGAATAAAGGTTTGCCAGCTTTCTCATGTCCAGCAGGGTAACGTAATGTTTCATTTGTTTCAATATCTGTTGCATCAAAAGTTGTACCATGTGGGGCAGGATCAATAAACATTTTTTTGACCCAATGATGGCCCCGACCTCCTGGGTTAGTAGTTGCCCTCATATATACGGGCAGGTCGGGTGCAGTGGACCGTAGACGTGACCTCATGTAGTTCCACGAAAAGGGTGTGGGCCACTGAGTTAACTCGTCAAAGCCTATCCAGCTAAAAGCCAGACCTTGGTATCGCAGGACATCATCTTCCCTATCTAGGTAGGACATCCACAACCTCGCACCAGATGGCGCAGTCCACTGCATTTTGCGTTCTGACCATTTAATTCCAGGCCATATCTTAGGGTACATCTCTTGTGATTTAAATATAAGTTCCCTAAGTTCTTCTGTTGTGTGCCGTAGAAGCAAGCCAGAGAATGCTGGATGACCCATAAACCTTAAAGGATCTGCTAACATTGCGTATGACTTGCCCCCACCTGCACTGCCACCGTATAACACCTCACGTTCACCTGCTGCTAAAAAATCTGTCTGGGGACCAGCATTAGGTTTAAATATTACGTTGTGTTGTTCCTCTATTGGTATCTCTGTAACTATAGAGTTAGGCTGCGTTACTGGTTTCTTCTGTATCTTTTTTGCTATTGAGCCTGTTTTTTTCAAGGGCTTCTGCCTTGGCGATTGCCTTTTTCGCATAGTCTGCCCATCTGCGTAGGCTTCTAGCTTTGTTGTTCCTCGTTCTTTCATTGGCAAGTCGTTTCCTTAATCCTACGTGAGAAATATATCTATCTGTATTTTTAGATAACCAGTTAGCAACTTCACGATATGAGTATTGCTTTACATATTTCTTTGCCTGTTGTAGCTTGTCTAGCTCATCGGGTATAGGTGCTAAGACATCACTATCTTCAGGGTGTAGTTTGTAGCCAAACGGGACAGTTCGTGCAATACGAGGGATCTCTATCCACTCATTATCTTCTTGTAAATCTGTTGGTTGGGGTAACTTCCAACGTCCTGTTTTAGTCATCTTCTGCTTGTTTAGGTGGCATAAGCATTACTCCACCCTTTGTTTCTACTTGCATCTTTTCAGTCTTTACAAGACCTGTACGATCCAGTAACTCTTTAGCTGCTTGCATTTTATCACGTATACCTAATTCTGTTGGGTCCATTAGAGCACCTACCATTGCAACTGCTGCACGTGGTGCATTACGTGATAGATACATTTGTGTTGCATCTAGTATTTCTTCTTTTAAACTATTAACTACGTGGGTAGAAGATGTAGTATCTGCATACCCTGCCAGTTTTTTAGCTTGAGCTATATTGCCACCTGCCTCATCAAAAAGTACAGATAAAAACTTTTGTTGTTGTTCAGTAAGTTGTCTAGCCATTACATCATCTCAAAATGTGGTGCATCAATAAATGGTCTGCGTTTTTGTGATCTACGCAAATCTATATAGTTATTCATTGCGTCTTCTGCAGTCCCTTGATACATTCTAATATCACCCTCTGACCAAGCTGCTCCCCACTTGATAGGTATTGATACACGTCTAGCTGCCTCGGCAAATGCATCACAGATATCATCATAGATATTTAATTCCCACGAAATATCAGAACCAAAGTATGCTACAACATCTACGGCTCTACCATCAAGATGTTTAGATTTCATAGTCTGCGATCTGCCAGCCTCATACAACTCTTTCTGCTGTTCTAGGGTACGTAGTCCATAAGTAACTCCAAAGTCCACCGTAGTCAGTTTGATAGCTTCTGAAACTACATTAACCAGATCTTCATTCACACCCTCTAGTTTCTTTAGGCTTCTTGAACTTAATTTAAATGACATTTTATTTTTTCCTATACATTCCTGTATTTACAGTTTTATATGCAAGACCACCTTTACGATAGTCTATCATACCACCTTTAGCCTTTTTAGTTTTTTCTTTTTTCTTTTGATGTTTTTTTTCTATTTTACCTAATGTTTTTTCAAGTTCTAAATCACGTTTTTCAAACTGGTCAAACATTTTAGAAGTTGAATCTTCTCCAAATTCTTCTCTAAACCCTTCTGCTACTTGAGCATCTTCCATAGCTTCAAGAATTGCATTTACTTGATTAATAGTTTTACCTGCGTATTTTTCTTTAAATTTATCATTGCCTAATTTTCTATATTCTTTTTTAAAAATGTTTTTCATTTTATTTATTTCAGACTTTGTTGATTTAGTTATATTTTTAAGATCAAAGTTACGCATAAATTGTTGAGCACCTGCCGCAGTCTTAAAAGGTTTTGCTTTTTTCTTTTTTTCTGCCATTATTTTTTCCTTCCAAAAAACTTAGTAGCAGACCTAACACCAAAGCTGGCAGCTACGATTACTCCAAGTGTATACTGATACCACTCAGGCATTGTCTCTAATGCAACAAAACCATTTGATACTATTCCTCTGCCCCAATCTCCTATAAACACAAGTACAAGGGGTATTGAAAATAAAATTGTCAGCCACTCATCTTTCCATGAGGACTGACTTCCTTGTGCCATTAGTTTTTCCCAATCGGCCTCTGAGGTAGCTGCAGACTTCATAATAGTGGCTTTTGCTTCTGCCTCTACAAGTTTTAGATTGGATGCTGCAGCCTGTGCATCTGCCTTACCTTTAAGCCAACCACCAGCTAAATTTGCTATTGGTCCTATCAATGCCTGAATCATAGTGCTACCTTTGGTGTATCAAATTCTAAGTTTACACACTTAGAAAATGTTTGTGCAGTTTCATTTGGTTTAGTTTTTTCTAAATTTTCTACTAATAATACCCTACTCACTTCACACATCTCCATACTGGGATACAGTACTTGATCAGATACAACCTTATGCTGCCCCATGTTTAACATTATCATTACTATTACATACATTAATCCCAAAACCTCGTATCTTTATCAACCATTTCAGGTAAACAGTAGGCATCTATTCTTTCTGTCCTGTACAGGTATGATCCAGATCGTATAAGGTTTCCTCTCTCTACCTCTTGAGCAAAATA